GTCGCCGTGAAAATCATTTAACACTTAAAATTACAAGATTATGTCTTTGATTTGTCAATGTCCGGCCGCCGCCGCAATCGCGACAATCCCGAATGTCACTTGCCCGGAAAATTTCGGCCAAATCCAAAAGGTCGCGTTCCAACGTTTGCGTAAGGCCGACGGAACGCGCAACAGTTTTACCACAACCGCCGCGATTACCGCGTTGGCGTCTTGGACCGCGTTATTGGCCGCCGCCGACGGTGGAAAAATCGTCGTGTCCCCGTACATCAATGCACCGGCCGATTCCGGCGGCGACGCCCGTATGACGTCCGGCGGCAACGATGATTTGGGCGGAATCCCCAACGTTTTGGGCGGCAATCCCGTTCAATTCGACGGTTCGATGCGTTCCGTTCCTCAATCCGTAATTAAGGCGATGAAAGCGTTGCAATGCGAAGCCAATGCGGGAAATCTTGGCGTTTTCCTGTTCGATGAAAACGGGAAAATCGAAGCAATCCAAGACGAAACCACGCCGACCACGTATTACCCGATTCCCATTCGTGCGTTGTTCATCGGTTCCAAGATTCACGGCAATTTCGACGCCAAGGATTCCAACGCCATTTCGTGGCAATATCCCGACAATTATTCGGACGATTTGGCCATTGTCACACCGGCCGATTTCAACCCGTTAACCGATTTGGTCCCCGCCGACTAATGAACGCCAAGACAACCACGGTAACGTTGGTTGCAAACGGCGTTACCCGGGAATTTGAATTTTCCCACGCGGAACGCCTGTTGAGGATGCCACGCAACGGCGGTTGGCATTTGCCGGAAAAATCGAAATTCGAATTTGTGGATTATGGGTTACGACGTCGCCAAGATAAAAAAGGAAATAGCGGAAAATAAGCGTTCCGCCGTTTTGAGCCGTGCGAAATTGCACCAAATGCGCATCAAATTTCACACGGTTAAACGGGTTACGTCTTTCAATTCGCCGTACATTTCCATTCCGCTAACGCAATTTCTTGCGATGGCGGAAAATATCTTGCCGCACGATAAGTTTGTATTGTTCAAAGCACTTTTCCGTTATCCCATCAAAACCAATGAGATAACGGAAATATGCTTTGACAAATTAAGCCGCATTTTCGACGGAAGAAACCCCGCGTTCAATTATCAATTCGCAAATTCCGCCCAACGCGATGATTGGGAAGAATACAGGCAAACAAAGTTGAACGAACCCGAAATATGGTCAACGAAAGGATGGGAATTTTTCAAATCCGAAATCAATTCCGTTTTGATTGTTGACGTTGCCCGGGAACAGACAACCGAATTGCCCGAACCGTATTTTTATTGGCTTCCTATTGACGACGTTATTACGTACAAGTCCGACCCAACAACGGGCGTTATGGACTTTATCGTTTTCCGTCGCCGCGATGAAATCATTGTTTTGGACGATGAAACGTACAGGGTTTGGGACGATAAGAAGCACACCGGCCAATTGGTCGGTATGCCGAAAATCGAAGCGACCCACGATTTGGGTTATTGCCCGGCCCGGTTCTTTTGGAATGAACCAATTTCGTTGGATGAACCGGACGTAAAGGCGTCCCCGTTGTCCGCCGAATTGGAAAGTTTGGATTGGTTCGAATTTTTCCATATTTCCAAACGCCAATTGGACCTTATGGGCGCATATCCCATTTTGTCCGGGTACGAACAAAGTTGCGATTTCACGAACGCCGAAAACGGGGATTATTGCGACGGCGGGTTTTTGCGCGACAAACAAGGCCATTACAAATTGGATATGGCCGGATTGTTGATGCGTTGCCCGAAATGCGGAAACAAACGTATAATCGGGGCCGGTTCGTTCGTGGAAATCCCCGTACCGAACGCGGAAGAAAACCAACCCGATTTGCGTAACCCCGTCCAAATCTTGAACGTTGACCGCAACGCCCTTGATTACAACGTTGAGGAACAAAAGCGGTTGCGCGAAGAAATCATTACGGCCGTTGTTGGCCAAGATGAAATCGTAACGAACCGCGATGCGTTCAACGAACAACAGGTGCAAGCGAATTTCGAAAGCGTTACAACCGTTTTGACCCGGGTTAAAAAGGGTTTCGAACAGGCCCAACAATGGGTTGACGAAACCATTTGCCGGTTGCGTTATGGAAAGTATTTCATTTCGGCGAAAATCAATTACGGAACGGAATTTTACTTGTATTCCACGGATGAATTGCGGAAACGGTACAAGGCCGCCAAGGATGCGGGCGCGTCGGAATCCGAATTGGATATGATGCAAAACCAAATCTTGGAAACCGAATACCGGAACGACCCGACGCAATTACGCCGTATGTTGATATTGGCCGAACTTGAACCGTTCCGCCATTTGTCACGCGTTGAGGTTTCCGACCTGTTTTCCAAAAATCTTGTTTCCGAAACCGATTTGCGTATTAAATTGAATTTTCCCAATTTTGTACGCCGGTTCGAACGCGAAAACACAAACATTTTGGATTTCGGTTCGGAAATACCGTACCAACGCAAGATTGAAAAGATTACGGCCGAATTGCGGCGATATGCGGATGAACAGAAACCGCAACCGGCCAATGTTTAACAATAAAACTGTGTAAAGCGATGATTACAAAAGACGGGCGCGATACCCCGATTGAAAAGTTGACCGCCGAAAATTACATTGTTCCCACGGGCGAAGAAAAGGATTACCACGCCGTTATTGAGGTCGTGCAATACGACCCGAAAACCGGAAAGCGTATTTCCCGGCCCCGGGTGCAAAAATTCGGCAAAAAGATTTTTGAAGCCCACGTTGCGGATTCCTTGCGGAAACAGGGTTACACCGTTACGATTTTGCACGACCCGAACGTGTGGTTGAAAGAACAGGCCGCCAAGGAAGCCGCCGCCGCCAAGGCCAAGGCCGACCAAGAAAAATTCGATGCGGCCGTTGCAGCCGCCGTTGCCAAGGCCCTTGCCGAACGCGACGCCGCCAAGGCCGAAACCGAACAGGCCGAACCGGCCAAGAAACCGGGACGTCCCGCCAATGAAAAGGAATAACAACCATTTAACAAGTTACAATTATGGCACAAATCGCACAACAGGACCATTTGTTCATTGAGGTTTCCGCTTTGGGGACCTTTACCGACGCCCAAAAGGCAAAGTTGGTCGAATGTTACAAAGCCGGAACAATCCTTGACGTCGTGCAACGCGCGGCAACCGGGGTTTCCAAGTGTATTTCCGCGTCGTATGCTGATGCAAGCACGACCCGCACGTATACGTTTGTTTTCGGCGGCGCAACCTTGCAAAGCGTAACCGCGACCGAAACCATTTCCGCGTAACGTCCGATTGGGCGATACCATAACAAGACATTACCAAAAATTCAAAGGGAAAGAATTATGGCACTTACAACCGAATTGTTGAACGCCAACGCCGCGTTATCGGGCTTGACGGATGAACAGAAAACGGCAATCGTCGAAATGTCGAAGAACGACGAAACGGCGGTTATCGGTCAAAAGACCGGCGAAATTTACGGCGGTTTGGATGCTGACATTTTGGCGGCGTCCGGAATCGCAAAGAATGGGGCCGAAAAGACCTACGATTACGCCAAACGTGTTATTGGCGAAATCAAAGGCCAAGCGGGTAACGCCGCCGAATTGCAAACCAAGGTTTCCGAATTGGAAAAAGAGAAAACCCGTTTGGAATCCGTTATTGCAAAGGGCGGCGGGGATGCGGAAACCAAACGCCAATTGGACCAAGCCAAGGCGGATTTGGCCAACGTGACCAAAGAATATACCGACCTTAAAACCAAGTACGACACGGCCGAAAGCGAACACGCAAAGGCCCTGTTCGGAATGAAGATTGACGGCGAATTTGCGAAAGCAACCGCCGGATTGAAATTCAAGGCCGATTTGCCCGCGTCTGTTACGTCCGTATTGACCGAACAGGCCGTGGCCAAGGTTAAGGCGATGAACCCGGAATACATTGATGACGGGAACGGCGGCAAGACTTTGGCATTTATGGAAAACGGCGCGGTCAAGCGCAACCCGGAAAACAATTTGCGTCCATTCACGGCCGCCGAACTTGTGGCCAAGGAACTTTCCACGATGGGCGTTTTGGAAACCGGGCGCAAACAGACCGGGGCCGGGTCCACGGGAGGACATACCGGCGGCCAAGGCGGCAACGGTGGAACGGTTGATATTTCCGGGGCGCGTACCCAAAACGAAGCCCACGAAATCATTGCAAAACAATTGATGGCGCAAGGAAAAATCAATGGTTCCAAGGAATTTTCGGATGCGATGGCGCAAGCGTGGAAAGACAACCACGACGCAATCAAGGCGTTACCCATCCAATAAGAACAGTAACAACACCGGGTAAAGGGTCAATCCGGCAAACATTAACAATTTAACACAAAAAAATTATGTCACTTGTAGCAACCCGTTTGCAAAATTGGCGTGTCGAAAACCCGCAATTTGACCGGAATATGGCCCGCCCGTTGGAATATGGCGCGTTGGATTTCTTCATTGAGCAAACCAACGCCGCAAATTCCATCATCAACCCCAACTTGCGCGACCGTGCCTTTGAATCCATCGGCAACACCGTGCAAATTCCCGTTATCAATTACGATGGCGACGTGACCGTTTCCAACGTCCGTTCGTGCGTCATTGCCGACGACGAAAACACGTCCGCGTTGTACACCGTGAATTGGGTAACGCTTTCCGTCGGTTTCACGATGGTTCCCCAACTGTACAGGAACAACGAAATTTCCTACGAACACGACTTTGCCCGCAAGATGGAAAAGATTTGCCGCGCCCTTGCAACCGCAATGGATGTACAGGCAATCGCCGCCCTTGAAGCGAACAAAACCCAAGTGTTCAAGGATTCGTTGTATTACACCGTCACGTCCAATTCCGTGCAAATTCCTTGGAACGCCCGTATGGAATTTTTGGCGGATATGAACGCGATTATGCGTGCAAACGCATATCCCGAAATGTTGCACGTCATTGGCGGGGCCGGGTTCGATTCTCTTGTGCGCAAGATGGCCGAACACGACATTTACAACGACGTCAACAAGCGTTTGGAATACGACAACAAAGTGTTCCACTATACCAACAACATTGTGAACGCTTCCGGCATCTTTGCAACCGGTTACATCGTGGCCGATGGCAACGTTGGCGTTCTTACCCGCGTGGACCGCGAAGCGTTGAGCCGCACCCGCGCCAATTTCCACGAATGGGACGTTGTGCGTCTGCCGTTCATTGACTTGCCCGTAGGTTCCCACTATTACACCGCCGTTGGCGACCAATCCGGCATTGCCGGGGATGCGTCCGCCGATATGGTGTGCAACGTCAAGGAATATTTCGGATTTTCCGTTGACGTGGCCTTTTTGGTCGCGTACAATTCCGACCCGACAACCGTTGCCAACCCGATTATCAAGGTTGAGTTGGCCGCCCCGGGTTCCGCAAATCCGTTCGCAACGCCTGTTGAGGTCGTGAACAGTACGACCAATCCGGTTAACACTCTTGAGGTCACGCCTTAATTTCGGGCACATCCTAAACCATTATTTCGCGGGGACGGGTCGAATTAACCCCGTCCCCGTTTTCAGTTTGTAAAAGATTTTTACACGTTCGGCAAACCTGTAAAGAAAGAACGAATTTTATGATACGATTGCAAGACATTCAAAACGCATTGTTGCCCGTCGTTGGTTGGCAACAGGATTACAACCCGGAAAATCAAATTGACGATGCGTTAACCCAATCGGAAAGCGGCTTGACGTTCCAAGGTGCGCACCCGCTTTGCACGTTGGCGAACGTCCGGGCGATTATGCCGGACGATTACTTGTACAAATATCCGGATTGGAACAACGCGACCGCATACGCGGCCGGGGCCAAGGTAAAAAACACCGGCAAAGTTTGGATTGCCAAAAACGCCAATGCGGGTTCCGAACCG